TGGTTTTAGCAAAAAGATGTGGGATATTACTGCTGGATTGGCATTTACCCTCGCAGGAAGCCTTGTTGTCTACATTACGCTTTCTGGGGTAACTCAGAGAATTGCTGGAATTGCAACACTAACTGCTATCCTCGTGCATTATGTGCATGAAATTCTAAAAAATGACGAATAAAAAACTCTGAGATATAATATATATCAACGCCCGTTGGGGCAAGGAGGTGGTCTTTTGTCTACTTTGTTGAATGAGAATAATAAGAAGATGCTTGCATCTTGGGTAAGATCCTTTATCGGAGCTGGTCTTGCTGTCTATATGACAGGTAATCATGATCCTAAAGCAATTGCTACAGCAGGTGTTGCTGCTCTGGCACCTGTGATTATGCGTTGGTTGAATCCAAACGATACTGCATTTGGTCGTACTAAGTAATACCAAATTAATTTAGAGGTTAAAATGGCACAAGTTAAGAATATCCTTATGAGGATATTGGCTACATTTGCTGCATCGGGTTTAAGTGTAATCGGTGCTGGCGCTATAGCTAATGTCCCTTTGTGGAAAGCCTGCTTCATGGCAGGCATCGCTGGCGTTGCCGTAGTTGTGGAAGGACTCTCACGAGCATTCCTAGATGATGGTAAACTTAGTCTAGATGAAATTAATGCGGTGTTTTCTAAAGTTGATAGAAAGAAGTCCGCAGAAGGAGATATTAAATAATGGCTAAGAGAACAGAATGGGATTATATTGTTGAAGTTAAGCTTCCAGTAGCACTGAAAGGCATTGAGCCAGGCAAATTGCACCCAAGTTTATTGAGAGATATCCCAGGCGGCGGTAAGTTGTTTTACCTTGCTGCTGATGCATGGTTGGCAATGGTTGAAGCTGCAAAGGCTGATGGCGTTGAGCTTAAACCTACGAGCAGTGGAGATCTGTATCGCAGTTATGACAGCCAAAAGGCAGGGTTTCTCACCCGCTACCAGCTTGAACCAATTCCTGGTCAGAGCACAAAAACTTTTGAAGGTAAGACTTGGTACTTGAAGAAGGGCATGGCGATGCTCGCTACACCTGGCAAGTCACAGCATAACCTCGGCTTGGCAGTTGACATTGCTAACGCAAGTGAAAAGAAGAGAATTAATTGGTTGATTGCTAATGTTGAAAAGTTTGGTTGGTCATGGGAAGTAGTTCCATCAGAGCCTTGGCATATTCGTTATGTCTGTGGCGATGCAGTGCCTCAAGCAGTGAAAGAATATGTTGCTCGTAATCCAAGACCAAGCGGACCATTCGGTTCTGTTGCAGATCAAAAAGCTGCTGCTGAAGTAAAGACTGCAGCGCCAGCTACTAATGCTACTGCTGCTGCTACAAAGAGAGTTATTAATCTAGGGAGCAAGGGTCCACTTGTAAAAGAGGCTCAAACACTTTTGGTTAAGCATGGTGTTAATTGTAAAATTGATGGAGATTTTGGTCCAAAAACATCACAGATGGTTAGAGATTTTCAAACTAAAAATGGAATTCCTGCAACTGGTGAAGTAGATCAAGCAACTTGGTCAATATTGCTGGCATAACCAATCTTTGATAATATCTTATAGGAGATATTATGGCTGCAACTAGAAATATTACTATTTATCAAGGCGATACCTACGCTCATGAGCTTCGTATTAAAAATAGTGCTAATGCTAATGTAACTATTACATCTAGAACTTACACTGGTCAGATTAGAAAGAAAAGAAACTCTGACACGGTTGCAGCAACATTTACATCTGAAATTACAAACGGTGCTAATGGCATCGTTGTCATGTCTTTAACCGCTGCGGCTACAGCGAATATTGCTGCAGGGACATATGTTTATGATTTTCAAGAAACTAATGGCACCGTTATCACCACACTGATTACTGGAACGGTAACGGTAACTGGTGAGGTGAGCAGGTAATGGCTGGGGACATCACAACCGTTCAAGTATCTAGTGGCGATGTTACATCCCTGTCTGTATCCACAGATATTTCAAATATTACGGTAGCTTCTGATATTACAGGGGTGATTGTACAAACAAATGACACTACTGTGCTGACGCAATCTTCTGGGACAATCAATCTCGCTTCGTTATCTCTAGCGACAGCGGAACCAGAGGCGGTTGCTCGGTCTGGGAGTGTTGGTGTAAGTGCTTTAGCGGCTAGGGCGGATCATGTTCATAGTGCAGCAAATCTATTAATGGATGGAGGAAATTACTAATGGCGAATACGCTGAGAATTAAAAGAAGGGCGACTGGTAATGCTGGCGCACCTACAAGTTTGGAGAATGCAGAATTAGCATTTAACGAAGTAGATAATATTCTTTACTACGGTAAAGGGTCTGGTGGTGTAGGTGGAACCGCAACCACTGTTGAAGTAATTGGCGGTCTTGGTGCTTTTCTTGCTTTAACAACTGATCAAACAATTACTGGCAACAAGACATTTAATGGCACAACGATTGTCGCAACTCCAACTGCAAACGGTCACGCAGCTACTAAACTTTATGTTGACACTGCAATTTCTGGTGTCACACTTACAAATACAGCAGTGACTGCCGCCTCTTATGGTGGTGCAGGAACTGTTGCTACATTTACTGTACAGGCTGACGGTAGGTTAACTGCTGCTGCAAACGCAACTATTTCAATCACTGCTTCACAAGTTAGTGATAGAGCAACAAACCTTGTAACGGGTCTGACAGGGACTGCTAATGAAATTGCAGTGTCAAACTCTGGTGTCGGTGCAGTAACTCTGAGCCTTCCATCTAATGTCACTATTTCAAATAATCTTACAGTCTCTGGAGATTTGATTGTTAATGGTAATACAACAACTCTTAACACAGCAACACTTGTTGTTGAAGATAAGAATATTGTTCTTGCCAATGTTGAATCACCAACGGACACAACAGCAGATGGTGCTGGGTTTACGATTAAAGGTGCAACAGATAAGACACTTAACTGGGTTGACGCAACAGATGCTTGGACATCTTCTGAGCATTTCAATATTCTTACTGGTAAGTCATTCTACATTGGGGGCTCAGCAGTACTTTCAAATACAACTTTGGCTTCAAGTGTTGTTACCTCAAGTCTTACAACCGTAGGAACTATTGGTACAGGTGTGTGGCAAGGTACTGCTGTAGGTATCGCTTACGGTGGTACTGGTTCTGCAAATGCTTCTGATGCAAGAACTGCATTAGGTCTTGCAATCGGTTCAAATGTTCAAGCCTACAGCGCTCAGCTCGCAGCGCTTGCCGCTAACACTGCTACAATTGATGGTGGTACATTCTAATTAAGAGGGGCTAATGGCTAATGTAATAAAAATTAAAAATTCTGGCACAGCTAGTGCTGCTCCGACATCTTTGGAATATGGCGAATTGGCTATTAATTATGCTGATGGTATTTTATTTTTTAAAGACTCAAGTAATGCGATTATATCATTTGATATAAAAGGTGTACTTAAAGTAGATGTTTCTGATTTAGCTGTTGATGTAGCAATGTCAATATTCTAGGGTGTAAAACCCTTATTCTGTTATAATTGAACTATGGATGATGTAAAGATTGAAACAAGTAAAACACTAACTTTAACACTTCCGAGTGATCCAACATCTAATGTGGTGTCAGTTAGTTTGTATCATGAGTTTGGATCACTTGTTTCTGGTCCAACAAACGCAACAAGATCAAGCACTGGAGTTTATACCATCACCTATGGTCAACAAGCGTCTGGTATCTATATTCTAAATGCTGCGGGGAAATACCGAGCTGACTTTACTTACACAGTGAGTGCTGTTTCGTACACTCAATCTCAGTACTTTAATGTCTACACCCCGTATATAGACATTGATACATTTTTTGAGGATCACCCGACTCTTGAAGATGAATGGTATGACAAGTTTGATAAATTAGAAAAAAAAGTAAGAAATATTATTAATACTTTTTGTGGTCAGTCTTTTGATTATTATCCAAATAAATATCTTGAAGTCATGGGTTCTGGGAAGAAATCAATTCATCTTCCAAACCCAATAGCAACATTGAGAAAGGTCACTGCGGATCCAGGAACTAATGACGAAATTGTTCTCCATGACTATGAAGATGCAACAATGAACCATATTGAAAAGATTAAAGAGCAATACAGTTTTGGCGGCTCTTACTATGTGCAGTTTAGAAAATCAATTCTTGATAGCGTAAATGTTCTTTTAATTGTTAATAAATTTAATCCAGAAAGCGTGTATAGAATTGAAGGGGATTTTGGTTGGAGATTTGTTCCCAATAACATAGAACAGGCAGCCGACCTTCTCTTGGAAGATATGATGAATGATGACTCAATCTATCGTAGGCATGGTATTTATAGTGCGGATATGGATGTCCTCAAAATTCAAACAGGTCAAAACTTCTATGAGTCAACAGGGAACATTGATGCAGACATATTGCTTATGGACTACACATTGTTTGTTATGGACTATGTGGTTTAAATGGCTTCGCAGACCTATTTTAAATTCACTCACAAAGGTGACATATATACAAAAAGTACGAGCACAAATGCGGCTGGTCAGCAGTACGCTTCTTATTCAAAAGTAGCTACGATATCTTTTCAATTTCAATCACCTAGCACAAGCACTTCTTCTGGTGATGAAAGAAGACTTAGCCCATACCAAGATAGTATCCCAAAATTTGAAGCACTTGTGCCAAAAGAATACGATACAAATATTACATACGGCAGCAGGCTGCAGAATGTGAAAGACAGGAACGGGAATGTAGTTGACAGTTATGTTTATGAAGTTGTCGGTATACAGCCAAAGTTTGGCTTTAGTGGTGCAAAGCACCATACCGTGGTTACTCTAAGAAGGGTGGTTGAAACAGCATGATAAGAATATCTGGGGATTTACAACCATTGATTAATAAAGTTGAGAAGATCCCAATGGAGATTGAATCAGCAGCTGCGGAAGCTATGATGGCGAGTGAGAGTAGTATACGAGATATGCTTATTTCTGATTATTCTGGTATTTTTCAAGACTTCGTAGTAGAGCCAGGCAGTGATTTGAGCATCGGTGTTGTTTTAAAAAGAGGTGATATTTACCACTTCCAGAATGCAACTGGCGCTGATATTGGTTATTTGATTGAACCTATTAAGAATATTGTAAAAGAAAATTTAAATCAATCCATCTCTAAATGCATGGGGAGTAATTATGGCTCTTAGCGTTTACGATATAAATACTGCTTTGAAAGCAGATAGCAGTTTGGCTAATATCGCTGGGAAGACTATGAATTTCTTTCCAGTTGTCGCAACTAACGGCGAGACTGCTCCATTTGTGATATATTATTACCAGCCTTCAATTCCAAGTAGCGAAGCTTATTGGATGAGAAAAGACATAATTAGGTATTCAATATTTGATACTGATGCTGATCGTTTGTTTAGGCTTTCCGAAAGGGTTCTTGAAATCCTAGGAAGGGCTGATCAAGTCGCTCAGGTAGGCGGAATTACGGGGACAAACTCCAGGATCCTGTCAAGTTATCAAATAGGGTCAAACCTAGTAGCGCCTTTAGAAAAGGAAGGCTGGTATAGAATGAACTTGGATTTTAGGGTATGTAATGTCTAGCGAGAAAAGGGTATGGTAAAATAATAACATATGGAGTATAGTACTATTACATATATTGGTAAAACACCGAGCTATGTCGTTAAACTTCGTAACTCAGTTTACGAATTTGAATGGAATAAAGGTCTCGGTATTGGCAATCGTCAAGGCGAAGTCAATGCCAAAGATATAGAAAAGATCGCTAAATGGCGTGATAAGAAAGGCAGAAAGATATTTCGCCTGGATAAATAGGAGGAAGTAATATGGCAGTTAATGTTTCTAACATTATCGTTGGCGAGGCAACCATTAAACTTGGTACAAATGCTAACGCAACAAGCATTGCAGCAATGAATAACTTTGCTGACATTGGAGCAACACAAAACGGTTTGGAAATCTCGTGGGAACCAGACATGGTTGATATTGAAATTGACCAATTTGGCGATGCCGCTAAGGTAATTCAGTCAAAGGTAAAGGTAATGGTTAAGACAACCCTTGCAGAAGGAACTCTTAATAACCTTGCAACAGCGTGGAACTACGATGATGTAACAGGCGGAGATTCGGTTAAGGCAAACAATGATGGCGCAAATACAAAGACATTCTTGTTTGGCGCACAGGGAGTAATCCCTTACGAGAAGGCACTCGTTGTTACAGGTACAGCACCTGGTTCAACAGCAGGTGACTTGCTTACCCGTAAATTCTACACAAAGCGTGCAATTTCAATGGAATCATCCACAATTGCAATGAAGCGTGCAGAAGCAACAATGTTCACAGTTGGCTTTAGAATTTTGCCAACAGTAGCAGATGTCGGTTACGAGTACGGCAAAATCGTTGACGAAACCGCATAATCGTAATTAAATAATTTAGCTAAAGGCAATCGCCCCTTGGTATTTTGTGATAAACTTAATAACCGAGGGGCGAAGCCCTTTATATACGAGACATAAGGATGGAAATACTTTGAGCGATAAAAATAAAGATATTCTCGCTGGCACAGAAATCGTGTTTGCGGATGGAAAGACAAGAACGATTAAGCCTTTGACAATTCGTAATCTTAGAAAGTTTATGAAGGTTGTTAAGGATCTTAAGAGCGAAGACACACTTGATGACAAAGATATTGACATTATGGTGGAAGCTGCTGGTATTGCTCTTGCAGCGGTTGACCCAGAATTGGGTAACGATAAAGAGAAGCTAGAAGATGTGCTTGACTTGCGTTCATTCGGTGAACTCATGTCGGCTGCAATGGGTTCAGACCCTTCCTTCTAGGCGAAGAGGGGGCTGGTTCATCTGACCAATCTTGGGAGGATCTCCCTCTTCTAAAATACGAATCGGAAGTGTTTGTCAGAACGGGTTCTTGGGTGAATTTTGAATCACTTGAGACCCATCTGACATTGAACGAATTATTTTTGTTATATCGTGCTTGCATGAATGAAACAAGTACGGCGATGAAAATTGCTGCGGCTGCACAAGGTGCTGATGTTGATTTTGACGATGACTGGTACGATCCAGAACCACCTAGGGCTGCGCAGGTCCATGACATTCTTGACATGAAGTTCGGAATGGGTTATGAAACGGTAAAGAAAGGTGAATAGCCTTGCTTTAATTAACCCAATATGCGATAATTGTCATTGGCTGAATTATGTCTGACACTGGTGACTCAACAACACGAATAGGTATAGATGCATCGGTTACTGGTGCTGAATCCGTTGCAGGTTTAACAACCAATGTTGTTGCATTATCCCAGCAATTAGTTAACCTTTCTCAAAGCGCTACACGCAGTTTTTCAATTCAAGACAGTCTAAATAAAGCATTAGACAGAACAAGGCTTAGCACAGGTTTAGTGCATAACGCTCTTGCTGAATATCGTAAAAGTCAAGTTCTAACAAATAGAGTCGTAGAGCAAGCTACTCAGCAATTAAATGCACTTTCGGCAGCTCAAGCAAGAGTTGCGGCTAGTGGTAAGACAATGTCTCCAGCGCTTTCAGCGTCATATAGACAAGCTAATAGTCATCTAACTTCTGTTGTTTCTTCCGCTGACGCATTGAATAGAGTTTTGAAAACAAACGCTATTGAGAAGTTTGGTCAAAAACTTCAAGCTTCTGGGCAAATAGCCCAAAGGACATCATACTACTTTGCGGCTGCAACTGCGCCTTTGTTGATGTCATTAAGAAGCGCTTTCTTTTCTTATGCAAGATTAGACCAGGAAACAAGAAGATTAACTAAGCTTATTGCTGATGAATTCGGAACTGGTGCTGAAGCTATTGAAAAGGCAAGTGACAAGGTTAGAATTTTAGGCTATGAGCTAGACAAGATTACGGCAAAGTATGGTACATCCAGAGTTCTTGTTCAATCTCTTGCTGGTGACTTTGCTGAATTAGGTGTTCCAGACACTGCAATTGTTAGATTGACAGAGTTCACTGCCGCAGTGGAGAAGTTGGGTAATCTTGATATTACTCAGTCTCAAAACTTTATTCAATCAATCTATCAAAATATTTTGAGAGTTAGAAGAGACATGGCTGCGGCTGAAGGCTACAGTCTTGACTTGTCTAGCCCTAAGATGATGGGGCAGATTTTGAGTGAAGTGCAAGGACAACTTGCTCTTTTCAACATGGTTGAAAACAAAACAACATTGTCATTGAAAGACCTCGCTGATGCTTTCCCTGAAGTATCAGCAGCCGCTACTACATTCGGTTTGTCAATGACTGAGACAGCCGCAATGTTGGCTCCAATGGTTGCTGCTGGGTTCCAGGTTGGTGCTTCGGCTAACTCTATCAAGGTGTCATTGCAGAGAATGGTTGCCATGACTAAACAAAATACGCAAATTATTCAAGGACTAAATCAAGCTCTCGGTGATGATTTTAACTATGCAGCAGGTGTTGGAATGGAAAATATTCAACAACTTGTTGATGGTTTTAATAATCTCTTAAGTATTAAAGGCGAGCAAGGAACATTGGAATTCTTTGCAAGACTGTTCGGTGTTCGTCAAGGTCCAAGAATGGAAACTTCAATTCGGCAATTGGCTGTGTTTCAAAAAGCTCTTGACAATACATCAACAGCGGAAGGAAAAATTGCCGCTCAATTGGAATCTAGTATCAATGCACGCCTAACAGCGCATGGTTATGAAGCTGTTTCAGTAAAGAAAATTGTTGATCTAGCCAATGTCCATAGACAAGCTACCCAAGAAGTTAATGGTGAATATACAATTCAAGCTCGTCTGGTGCAGCAAGGGCAGAAAGATGCAGACGCTGCCCTAAGAGGAGCATACACAGACACTGCTGATTATTTGTCCAAAGTAGGTACTGAGGCTGGAAAGATTTTCTTTACCGAAGCTGTCGGTGGAGTTGCGGCGGCTTCAATCCAGATGGAACAAGAATTGGGGTTGGCTGTTGATTCAGTAGCTGTTAAGTTTAATAAGCTGAAAGAAGCAATGCTGCAGATAGGAAGAGCGCTTGCACCAATCGTTGATAAAGTAATTGGCGCAATACTCCCAGTGATACAGGGCATTGGGGATTTCTTAAAGAAGCTTTCTCCTTTTACTCAAAAAATTATAGGCTTTTTAGCTTTTACTTTAATACTGATACCGCAAATTAGATTACTTGCTGCAACATTCAAAATGGCTTTTGGCGGCATTATTGGCTCGCTAGGCAAAATGCTTAATGCAGCAGATGGTCTTGGTGCAACATTGAAAGGTGTTCGTGCTACAAGCGTGTCGCTTGCTCAAATATTGGAAAACCCAAACATAACTAAAGGTTACAATAAGTTAACTCAAATGACTGATGGTCAATTCTTGCTTCAACAGGACAAGAACGCACCAGGGTATTCAAATAAATTTTTGGGCAGAAGAAAAATGCGACCAACGGATCTTTCTGGTGTGTCTCAGCCAGTAAAGGAACTTTTTGAAAATAAAGGAGTAGTTGGTCCTACTGATAAAACATCAATTAAGACATTACTTGGAAAATCAACAAAGCTTGGATTGCCTAATACTGACGAACTGATTAGATCAATGCTTACAGATATGGGAACAATCCCTGAGAAGATTGCTGAATCAACTGCAAAAGCAACAGAGAAAGCTGCTACAAGTACAGCGGATAAAATAACAAAAGGTTTGAAAGGTTCTATCTTCCAAAATAACACATTTATTGGAAACAAGTTTGGAGGCGGAACTTCTGGTCCTGGCGGTACTGGAACTGGACCACGCACTCCAAAAACTCCAGCAACAGGTGGAACACCAACTGTTCCTCGTACCGCAGTTCCTATGCCAGCGACTCCATCTGCTCCAGCAGCGCCAAGTCGTTATCTCACAGACCCAAGATTTGATCAAGCAAGCACGAGAAAGATATCAATTCCATCAGCAAAGAATGTAGCAAAAGCCGCAACTATTGGTGCACCTATTGCGGCAAGTGTTGAAAGAGTGGCTGCTGAGGCTAAGGCGCAGCTAGATGCGTTGGGTGTTACTGTTCAAGAAGAAGTCGCAAAAGCTACTGAAGTTGTTAAGGAAGCTACTAAGCCAAAAGGAAAGTCACCTCGTGGTTCACCAAAGAAAGTAAAGACAACAGTTGAAAAAGCTGTTGGTGAGGCTGTTAGTGCAGCAACTGCCCCTGTAGCAGAGGCAGTTGAAGCAGTAACAGAAGCATCAACTGAAACTCCTAAAAAAGTTGAAAAGGCTGTCAAGGAAGTAAAGAACAAAGCTGCTGCACCAAAGGGTGGTGCAAGAAAAGTCAAGGCAAAAGTTGAAAAGGTTGTATCTGAAGCTGTCGTTGCAGCAGTAGCGCCAATTGAAGAGACTGTATCTTCAGTAGCACAAGCCGCAACTGAAACTCCTAAGAAAGTTGAAAAAGCGGTTAAGGGAGTAAAGAGCAAAGCTACAACGCCAAAGGGTGGTGCTAAAAAAGCAGCAAAATCTGTAAAGAAAATTACTGAGCAAGCAGTTGCTGCAGTAGAGAGTACTGTTGCTGGAGTTGCTGAAGTTGTTGATAACTCTGCAGCTGCTCAGGCTGCAGTTGAAAAAGCAACAAGTCAAGTTGGCAAAGCTACAAAGGTTGCTTCAAAAGTAGCAAAAGCTCCAACTGGACAAGCTGCTGTTGTAAAACTTTCGTATAAAGAAATTGCTAAATTCTTTGATGATGCTGGACAAACAATTCCAGCTGAATATGAATTTATTAGAACTACTAATAAAGAAGTTGAGTTAACTAAGAGAGCGAAAAATCAATTCTTCCAAAATCTTACAAAGCAATTTGAAAAAGGCACCGCTTCACCTCTCGGATCGTTGAGTCGCTCTAGAGGCAAACCAATATACAAATTATTTGATAAGCAAGTTGACGCTCAAAAAGATGCTTACAAATCTCTTGTTGATGAGCTTCTTCTTGATAGAAGATCGCTAGAGCAATCGGCAAAGGTAAGAGATCAGATATCAGCAACAATGTCGCAAATGCTGCAAAAAGGTGACGGTACTCCAGGAGTTAAGCCATCTGGTGTATCAAAATCCGCCCGTAAGAGAATTGCTGCAGAAACAAAGAGAGCACAAGAAGCAGTTGTAGCAATGAATGCAGTGGAAGCATTGAAGCTTGACGCAATGCCAGGCGTAACCCCGCCTCCTGGTGTTGAAGAGGTATATACAACAAGACCTAAAGCTGAAATTGCAGCAATAGAGGAAAAATTAGCTGAAGCAAAAGCAAATTTGGAAGTTGCGAAAAAAGGAAGCACTGATGTAGCTAATCAACTTGTTGATGGTTATAATAAAGAAATAGCTGATCTTAAAGAAGAATTGGTGCTGGCTAGATCTGCAATTAATGAAAAAATAATCCCTGCATCACCAGCAACATCTCAACTACTAAATGCTCAAAATGATTTGATGCGGAATGAAGCCCCACTTCAGAACCTAACTAGTGGTAGAACACCAGGGGGAGTTGGGATTGGACCAGATAATCCAGTTAGATATGCAAATACATTCTCAGATCGTGTTGGTAATATGCCAAGAGTTGTATCTGGTCCAAAAAGTGTATACAATCCAGTTGTTCTGAACCCAGATATCAGGGCAAAAATATTACATGATCTTGAAATAGAAAAATTAAGTCAAAAATTAATTGATTCTACTGACGCAAATATTGCAAGAGATTTGAAATCTCACATGGTTGATTTGGAAGATCAATTTGAAGGCAAGCCAAAAGCTGCTCTTAAAAAAGCAGCCGCTAGGCAAATGGCTGAAAACATGGGAGTTGACTTAACCAAATACCTCCCGACATCTGATCAGTTTGACCCAGCTGCTGAAGCCGCAATATTGAAAAATAAAAAAGTTGTTGATGGCGTAACAAGTTTTTATAAAGGAATAGAGAATGGCGGTGACGAGCTTGTAGCGGAACTTGCATCTATGAAAACAGATGTTTCTCCTGCAAAAATTTCGGCTAGAGAAAAGCTTGCAAAGGCTTTTGCAAAACAAAGAGAAGCGTTAATTCCTTCTGACTCTGGCGGTAGAACTGCACAACCAATTAGAAAAATAATTTCTGGTGGAATGGGCAAGGCTAAAGCTGGTGTTGTTACAGTTGGAAAGTTAATTGAAGACTCTATTAATGAAACAGTAAACGCACTTCCTGCTTCTATTTCTGATGCTAAAAGACAATTAATTAGAGCTACGGCGATAGCGGTAGCTTCGTCACAACCAGGAGCTGCAGTTGGCGAGGCTCTCCAAGGTGGTCTTAAATTAGTAGACCAAGAATTAACAGCATCCCAAGCTAAAGTCGTAAAGGGCAGACTTGACTTGATGAGAAAACAAGTTCTTGATTTGATGGGCAAAGATGTTGCTGGTTTTAAAACAGCAACTATAACTGACAGTAAGGGTAAAATAACAAAATTTGTATCAGACGCTAAATCTAAAGCTGGCGTTCTCCTGAACAAGCTTGCAAAAGGAACTGCTCTATCGGTAAGTGATTTAGGGAAAGCTGTAGAGGGTGTTTTTGTTGATTCTATGGGAGCTGCATCTTATGCAGTAACTCAAGTTGAAAAAACAAAGAAAGGTTTTAGAGGTTTCCAATTTAAAGATCTGAATGCTCGTGTTAGAGAGGTTCTTGACGCAAGAGTAGCGGCTGGAACTAAAGCTCAAGCTAGCGCCGCAAATGTTGGTAGTGGTACTGCTGTTGGCAATCGTGCTGCAGAAAGACAAGCCGCAAAGGAAGCTCAAAAAGTTGCTCAACAAAAGAGTAAGGAAGAAGCGGATCAAATTGTAAGAGACATCCAAGCTAGAAAAGCTGGGACTGCTGCAGCAGAAGTTAAAAAAGAAGCTACGGTTGCTGAAACTGCGGCTACAAAAGTTGAAACTGAATCTAAGGTTAAAAACACAACCGCTACTGAAGTTGAAGCTGCAGCTAAAACAGAGGCTACAGTTGTAGAGAAAGCCGAAACAGCTTCTACAACAAAACTTACTGGTGCAAAAGAGGTTTTGACTGGGGCAACGGCAAAGGGAGTAACTGCGGCTACTGTTGATGAGCAAATTACAAAAGCGCTGGGTAAAGCTAAAGTAGCTCAAATTGCTAAACTAGAAAGCCAAATCGCAACAATGACTGCAGAGCAACTTGCGTCTGCAAATGGTGTAAAAGTTCAAGCCGCTCAAAAAGATCTAAAGACAAAATTAAATACTCTTGTAAAAGCACAAACTGAAGCAGCTGCTGCTCAAGCAAATGCTGAGGAGCTAGGTCGTGCTTCAACAAGCAGACTGAAGACAGCAAAAGAAAAGCTTGCGTCAGCAACACAGAACGCAAAAATTGCAACAGAGAAACTGGCTAAGGCTGTAGTTGCTGCATCTACAGATGTTGCTGCAGTAGCGCCAGCACTAACAGGTGCTGCATCTAGTGCGGCTTCTGGTGCTGGTGCAGGGTCAGCTGGTACACCTAAAGCTCCAAGAACACCAAGACCAAGAACCCCTGCTGCTGCAATTCCTGCGTCTGCTAGTGGTGGTAGTGCAATTGTTAAAGCAATTGAAAAGCAGACATTGCAGTTTGATAGCTCACTTGCCAATTTCTTTAAAGGACCAAACTTCTTCCAGGGTCCAAACATCTTCCAAGGGAAATTAATTAGTGCGGATAAGTTAAATCTTAAGATTAAAGATTCTGCAAAGGTCGCTAAGGATGCAGCCAAGGCTCTTCCTGCCACCGACCCGTTAGTTGTCAAAGCAAAAGCTAGGCAGAATTATAAGACATTAAAAGACAGAATTGAATCAAGAACTGGTGTCCCTCTTTCTGATGAAAGACTTGACAGGCTTAAGAGATTAACTGGTGTAAAAACACCAACAAGTATTCCTGCTGTAATGGAAGATGCTAGAGCAGATAGGGCAGCAACAAGAGCGGCAGATATTCGTGCTCGTGTTTTGAGCAGTGTTGCTGCATCAAGAGCAGCTACTGCTTCGTCTGGAGCAAAAGCTGCATTCAAAGATATGGACATGTCTAGTCTTGACAAAGTTAAGAGCAAGCTAAGTTCATTTAATAAGATGATAACTGGCTCAATTGCTGGTGGATTTAATAAAGGCTTCTCGCTTGCTGGTAATGGCTTAACAAGATTTGCACAGTTGTATGTCAAGACAATGCTAAGCACAGTTGCCTCTGGTACTGACATGTCAATGAAAGTTGCTAAGTCAATGACATACCTATTGTCTGGTGGAAGAAAGATTATTGATGAAACTGGTCTCTTAGGAAGAGCTTTTAAAACACTTGCTGTCATCAATAGAATGTCAATGAATTCAATAAAAACAAGCGCAGTAGAGACTGCATTTGTTATGAGAGCACTCGGCACAGTTGTTAAGAGTGAAGTAGCCCCAGCTTTTTCAACAATGATTGCTTCATTAAGAAATAGTAAAATTATAAAAGCATGGACTTTCCTTCTATTTACTGGAATGAACAAAGTTACTGGGGCGCTAAGAGCCGCTAGCGCTGCAGCTGGTTTGTTCACATCTCATACAACAAGAATGAAAGCGGTTGGAGTTGCACTTGACGCTGTTGCTAAGAAGAGAGTAGCCGCTGGTCTTGCAGAAACAATCCCTCTCTTCCAAAGACTCATTATTCAGGCAAGTGCTTACACTGGTGTTGGAAGAGGTTTACGAGCAATGTTCGCAAGCGTTACTAAAACAATGTTCTCTGCTTTGACAATGGCTATTAAATTAAAATTTGCAATGCTGCTGATAGCTCCTGTATTTATTCTTATAGCTGGCTTTATCATGTCCATGAAATCAGGTTTGGTTAAGAATAATGCAGCAATTGAAAACTTTAGAAATGCATGGGTTGCTATAAGAGAAGCAATCATAACTTTGTCAAAACCATTAATGGAGATGATTGGTAAATTTGGCGGTTTGGGCAAGGCAAGTAATGGCGCTAACGCTGTGTCTGGAGCTCTGCACACTTTGTCAAGACTTGTAAAATATGTAGCAGATGCCTTTAGTAGGTTTGCTAAAGGTCCAGGCATGAGATACATGCAGGAAGTAATTGTTCCTGTGTTAACAAGAATGATCAATAGATTTATTCTTTTAGGAAGAACTATTGCAGGCGTATTTAGAGGCGATGCCTCGGCTATTAAGAATTTCAAAGGTCTATTATTGTCACTTGCCTATGAAGCGTTTAATTCACTACAAAAATTATTTGGGTTCTTAGCTAATTTGCTTCCAAAACTTGGACCACTTTTGTCTTCTATGATTGAAGCGGTTCTGAATGCAACAATTGATGCATTTATGTACATAATGAATTTCGGAAAAGAAGTAGCATTGTTCTTTGGATCAATGATGATCGGTATAGGTGGAGTTCTTGCTCTCTTCACTGGACCTATGGGAGCGGGTGTAGCCGCTATGGGTGCAGGGCTCATAGCAGCCGCTGGTGCCGCACATCTTCTTGATAAAAATATTGGAAGAGTTAAATCTGGAGTTAAAGGTATTTCTACAACTATCGGCACCAGTATAGCTCAAGGGTTGGGTAGTGCTGCTGGCTTTATAGAAGAAAATATATTTGGGAAGATAAAGAAAGCTGTCGCTAGAAAGTATGGAGAAGAGATTGGTGCTGATGTTAATGCTGCACTGGCATCGCAATTATCAGACCCTGCAGATGTTAAGAAAGCATTAAACGACACACTGGGCGGTGCGGGTAAGAACGCCCCAGGTGCGAAGGCGGCTGGTGAATCCCTAGGTGAAGCAATAGCTAAGGGCATAAAGGACAAGCTTATTTCAATGAAGGAAGACTGGACTGGTTCTTTCTTTGGAAAGGCTGATGACCAAATAGGCAAGATTACAGAAAATTATAAAGAAGCTATTGATAAGCAAAAAGAAGAAGCGATGAAAGCTTTTGACACGCAAATTTCTGCAATTGAAGCCCTCGGCAAAGCCGAAGAAGAATTAACGGCAAAAATGGATTATGAAGAGAAGCGCCGTGAAATGATTCGTTCTAGATCTCTTGATAAAGAGAACTACTTGAGAGAAAGGAAGATAGCTAAGTACGAAGGTCGTACTGAAGATGTTCGCTCCCTTGATCTTTCATTTAGAAAATCAGACCAAGCCGCTGGCAAGGATATCACCAATTTAGATACTGAAAGGGCAAAGACGCTTCAGGAGCAACAGAGATCAATTGCTATTGCAGTTATTAATCGTGAAAAAGATGTCATGGCTAAATCATTTGATGAAATGCAAAAGCAATTTGATATTAACCTTGAAAAGATTTTGAACAAGGGTTTCTCAACAAAAGAAGAGTTTAGTGCTCTGCTAGGTGAAATTGGCGGGGCTGTTCAAGGTTTCTCTGGAGAAATAAACAAAACATTTGAAGCTGCAATGACATCACTCCCTTCAATAATTAGGAATTCAACCGATCCATCAGTAGGAATGTTTAGCATGACAATGCAGAAGCTAGTTGATCAGGCAAAGATGTCCTTTGGAGCAGATATAAGAACTGGTGATGCAAGTTCAATTCTTGGCTCTGCTTATGCAATGGCAAATGGTATGCCAGATGCATTTAAGCAAGCATTTAGTGAAGGTGTAATTTCTGAATCAGTTACTCCGTTTATAACAAAAATTTCAACAATCATGGGCGGACTGAATGTAGACGCTATTTGGATTGAAGCAGGCAGGTCAGCTACTGAAGCGATGATTGGCGAAATGAAGCGCAAGCTTCGTGCTCTAAAGGGCGATCTTTATGATGAGTTTAAAACATTGTTTGCTGGGATGGGTGCTGAATACAATAAGCTTTTCCCAGAGCTTGAGGATCTTGCGAAAAAAATTGCAAGAATAGAAGCAATTAGATCACAATCTGGCGGTGGCGGTGGTGACTCTGGATCAAAAGGCGGCGGAAGCGGTTATGACAGTTTGGGCAAGGAAGTAATCAGTGTTAAATATGGAGAACACCTAGCGAGAAAGCCTGTTGAAGATATTAGCTCCGCTATGGACCCTAAGAGCTTCTCTTTCTTTGGAATGTTGATTGATGGCGCAAAGAATCTTGCAAAAGCACTCGGTCCTGTAAAAACAGCAATCCTCGGTGCTGTTGGCGTAATTGCAGGCTTTATGATGTTAAAAGGTCTATTTGTAATAATAACTGGAGCATTTGAAACATTAATGCTTGCTGCGATGTATGCCGTACAGCCTATTGGTGTTGCTCTGGCTGGGGTAAGCGCAGTTGGTCTTGCTATTGCTGCTGCAGTAGGAGTTGTAATCGGCGTTATTGTTTATATGTACATTAAGTTTAAATGGTTCAGAGATATGGTGAACGACACATTTAAGAGTGTAATTGATTTCTTTGTAACTGGTTTCCAAATGCTGAAAGAACCAGTATCTGGATTCCTCAGTGCAGTTTTTGATGGTGTTAAACAAATTCTTAGTTCATTGTTTGGACCAATTATTGATTTTGGCAAAAAAGTTGTAATGGGAATAGTCGGGGCAATTGCTGGAGTTGTTGTTGTAATAGTTGGTGCACTTCGTGGAATAACAATGGTGTTTGATTTTATCAAAGTTCCACTATTTAAATTTATTGGATTCATAATAGACATGGCTTCTGGAATAGTAAGTGTTCTTGCAGATATTATTTCTGGAGCAATTGACTTTATTTACAAGATCATCGGAGCGCTCTTCACAGTTGGAATTGGCGGTCCAATCAAACTTATCATTGAAGCATTCAAACTTGCATTTGACATTATTGTTGGAATAGTAACGATAGCTATTGATTTGATTGTTAAGGCGTTTGATTTCCTTAAGGGTCCACTATCTGGTCCTTTTGAAGTTGGTTTTGAAATTATTAAGGGAGTTTTTGACAAGATAAAGGATATTGTTTCTGGAGTAATTGATTTTATAAAAAATCTGTTTGGTGGTTTTGATTTTGGCGATATATCTGGTCCAATAATTACTCCATTTAAAGTTTCATTTGAATTCGTTAGAGATGTATTTGGAAAAATATTTGACATTGTTAAAGGTGTTTTTGAAAAAATAATTTCATTCATTGCGCCAGTTGGTGTAACTATAACAAATATTTTACTTGCACCGTTTAAGTTATTGTTTGATGTGTTTAAAGCTATTGCAAATAATCCAATAGTTGTTTTCTTTGCTCGCCTAGTGGCATTACTCGGACTGGTAGCTGCAATTGCTGCAACATGGACAATTAAAATTGTTCTTGAAAGCACATGGTTTGTTATTAAAAAAGTTGTTGGGGCGCTTATTGATCTTGGCAAGTTTATTGTTGGCGGTCTCGTAGATGCGTTTAATATAATTAAAGATGTAGCAATTAAGGCTTGGGACTTCATTTATGAGAAAGTTAAAGGCTTTATTGATTGGTGGCATGAGAACATTGGTTCACTCTGGCTAATATTTGTTGCGGCATTTGCAATTATATATGAAGCTGCGAAGTTTATTTTTAATTGGATGAAAGATACATTTGGTCCAGTACTTGCAAAAGTATGGGATGCATTTAAAGAAGCAGTTGATGTTGTTTTTGAACTGTTAAAAACATTTGGGTCATGGATTGGAAGTGTTTTCACTGCTGCTTGGGAAGGAATAAAGACAGTTGCTTCTGCTATATGGGGAGTTATCAGTGATGCGGTGAATATTGCTTGGGATGTTTTGAAGCAAGTTGCCTCATGGATTGGAACAGTGCTTTCAAAAGCTTGGGATATAGCAGGTGTTGTTGGGAAAAAAGCTTTTGAAATTCTTGGCGGTGCAATTAATCTTGTTTGGGAAATTATTAAAAATGGTTGGAGTGTTGTACGAGTTATATTTGAAAAGATCATTGATGTGCTGCAAAATCCATTAGCCGCTGCTTGGGGATTCATAAAGGGAGCTGTTGAATTAGTCTGGGGCACTATAACCGAAATGGTAGACGCTGTGCTTCCTCTTCTAGAAACTATTGGCAATGTTGTAAGAGGTGTTGTTAGTGGGGCGTGGGATATCCTATCAAAATCCATTAGCAAAGTTTGGGATATTATTAAATTTGGCTGGGATATGACCAAGCCAGTCTTTGATGGTTTCTGGAGCATTATCTGGCGAGTAATTGGTCCAGCAGTAACTGTTTTGGGCAAAATTTTTAGTTCCTTTTGGGATGGAATCAAAGCGGCGTGGGGATTCGTTAAGCCAATATTTGATGCAATGGTAGAAATTATTTCCAATGTCCTAAGTCCAGTGATTGATGCACTTGGTTTCGTATTCCAAAAAGTATGGGATGGCATCACAGCTGGCTGGGATTTAATCAAGCCAGTATTTGATTGGATTTTGGATATTATTGTTAACTTTATCAAGATGCAAGTTGAAGGTCTAACAGTTATTTTTGGTTTCCTTTGGGACAAAATTACAGCTGGCTGGGATTTGGTTGGACCAATTTTTGGTTTGATAGTAGACATTATTCAAAATGGAATCAAGGGTGCAATTGATATTGTAATGTTTTTATGGGATAACTTCTGGAATGGAATAAAGATCTCATGGAGCTTCCTCAAGCCAATATTTGATTTGATTGTTGACGCAATTAAGTCTGGCATTGGATTTGCAATTGATCTAGTAAAGAAAGGCTGGGACATTTTTGTTGCAGTATTGAAGAATACTAAAGACTTAATTGTTGGCATTGTCCAAACGATTGGTAATTTCATTAGAGATGGAATTCAGTTTGCAATTGAAAAAGTAATCAGCGTATGGAACGGTTTGAAAGATGCGTTTAGTTCCGTGTGGGGCTTCATCCAACCAATTATCTCTAATATTGGAAATGCGATCAAGAATGTAATCGGTGGAGCTATTGACTTTATTTCAGCGGCAATATCAGCGATCCCACAAGCGTTTAAACTGGTTGTTAACAGTATAGGTGGATTGTTCAACAGAGCCGTTGATATACTCGGTGGATTTGCATTTCCGAAAACAATTTTGGGAGTCCCACTTCCTTTCATCGGAGGCAAGAAGGTAAGTGACTTTATTCCTCTTCCAAAAATTCCTCCTCTTTACAATGGTGGAAAAGTTGGAATGTACATGAAGGGTGGGATGGCATACGGAACTGGCGGCATGACTTATGGTCCTGCTCAGCAAGGTATCCCAGCGGTTCTTCATGGTGGTGAGTATGTAATCAACCATAAGGCTGTGCAGAGAATTGGCACAGACGCACTGGACAGACTCAATAGCCTTAGACTCTCCAAGCCTAACTTGCCAACAATGCCATCTGTTCCAAGTATTAAGATGCCTAACGCTGGTATGAATGTTTCGTCAGCTGGTCAAGCCAGCAGTTCTTCAACACAAAATGTAAACATCTATGTTGACAATTTCATCGGTGAGCCAGAATGGTTTAATTCAATGATGAAGGGCTACAACACCACGGTTCTTCCAAGGAACCAAAAGGCAGCTGGTCTTGAAAGTCGTGTAATAAACACATATAATGGATTGAACAGAGGTCTGTAATGTCTATATCCAATCTGATGACTATAAACGGAACAGAAGTCACTGAACATAATAGAAAGTTCAGTATGTCTGAACAAATTTCGGCTAATGAGGTTGACCTCGCCTCTGGTCATAGAAGAAGATATTACACTACAAACAAGAAACAATTCTCCTTGTCTTGGTCGTATCTTCCAGATCTAGTTGCTAAAACTGTTGATAATAGAAGCGCTAGAAATTTCTTGTTTGGTATTGTGAATACAAGTGCTTTTGCAACGGTTGGGATTGAACTAGAGCCAGGAGCTGGCTTTACGGAGTATGATTGCTATGTTGATTCATATAGCGAGTCTCTAATTAGAAGAGACTTAACAACTGGCTGTACTTATTACGATGTCTCTTTGACATTGACGGAAAGATAGTATGACCAGCAGTTGGTTTAGCTTCTCCGAGCCCCTCAATAGTGGTATTGATTTTTATTTAGCAGATGACAATGATGTAGTAGTAGATTTAAGCTCATCTGCAAGTTTAACAGTTGATTCTTATAGAATAATTCATGGCGATATTGTACTTTCAGTCCAGGCTGATTCTAGCGTTAGTGCACATAAGATTGTTTTTGCAGATGTTGTGCTCTCTGGTCTATCAGTAACTGCTACTGTAGCTACAGAAAGACAAGATGCACTAGTCACCGTTTCTGCCAACACAACTGTTGCTGTAACAATGATGAAGTTTTCGTATTCGGAATCTTCTCAAAGTGCTTCTGTAGATGTTGCTCAAACAGTTACGAGAATTGCAGAGTCTGCTGTGTCATTGTCGTCATCTGCAGACATTACCGCTGCTTCTGTAAAGTTTGCAAACTCAGCTGCAGTGGTTTCAGCTTCTGCATCACTAACTAGCGTTGGGACTAAAATTTCACAAGCAATTTCTGCATTGTCATCATCATTGCAATTGACTGTTGCTGGTAAAATATCTCTTGCAACAATACAAATTGTTCTTCAAGAAGTAGGTGCTCTGGCTATCCAAACACCAATTGTCTTTGCACAAAATGTTGCTAGCGGTATTGACGCAAGTATTTACAGGACACTTGTTTTGCTTGATGGAAAACCATTGACGATTCATAATAGAAAGCTTGATATGGGCGTAGATCAGATATTCACAGAAACTGTTAATTGGAATAACAGAAAAACAAGATATTACAAATCAAGTTCAAGGGCTGGTAGGCGTACATTTAGCATGTCTTGGTCATGGCTGCCGAATTCAATAAATTACACAGTTGACGGTAATAGTGGTCGTGATTTTATAAAGAGGGTAGCTGAAGACCCAAGGCATCATGTCCTTAAGATAATTAATATGGATGAGACTGGAACAACGCCGTACTCAGAAACAAGTTATAATGTATTAGTGAAAGATTATAGTGAAACATTGATTAGAAGAGATATCCCAAATGATGTCTACTTCTGGGATTGCTCTATGAGCCTGGAAGAGGTGTAAATGCTTCAATACGGGTTGTACGATAAAGAAATATCAAGCTCATTCAATGCGGCTATAGATGACATATCTCAGAGTGTAAAACCATTAGTTATGGTTGATTGGCTTGACAGTAGGCATGTTGATAAGTTTTCAAATACTGAAATTGCCAGCAGTAATGACACATGCACCCAGAAATCTGAAGCAGCAATCAATTTGAATGTTACGGGGATGCTGTCAAACGGAAGAACGCTCTCTGCTAATGAAAACCTTTTTAACAGATCAAGAGGCAGGGATTTCTATTTTACTCCAAATGAGTCAATTAATGGTATAGAACGCCAAGCATTTACATGGGCAGTGTGTGATGCAAAAGATGTTAACGGTAAAACAATTACGGCTAATGGTCAATGGCATTGTCTCCCTTCCACTAAAGATGAAAATTATGAATTCGGGTATGAGTCTGCAACGAAAAGCACTGGTACTCTCCATTCAACACTAAATGGGTACGAGCTTACATCCGCAGTATTGCTGACATATGTGTTTACACAAAGAAAAGTAAATTTAATTAAAGTTGTTACATCGGAATATAATGGTCAAATTAAAGCTTATAATGTTAAAGCTTATAACAATACATCTAATTTAGTATACAATCAAGATGCGGAAATACCAGATGACAATTATTTTTTTGAACATTATCTTGATGGTATTACATCAAATGATATCAATAAAATTATATTAACAGTATATACAACAAAAAATCCATACGATTATGTAAGAATAAATGAGATGTCTCCTATCTATAGACTAGACATGACTGATTATGTTATGAACTTTAATGTTTCAAAAGTAAGGGATGTGCACGAGACAAGTCTCCCTATCGCTGGTAGCGGCAGCAATACATCTTCAATAACATTTGATAATGCTTTAAAAGATTTTAACCTGTTCAATTCGGCTTCCGCTTTTGGCAAATATATGAAGAAAGATATTCGTTTTAATATCTATGCTGGCTGGGAGATTCATCGTGCGGATGGCATCTATGTTGATGCTCTTCTGAACGCCAATGTCACATCTTCAAGCACAACATGGAATGTTAACAGCGTTAACGACTTTCCAGACGGTGGTGCTGGAAATTACTACCTACTTACCGTGGAGCCGAATACTGTAAATAAAGAAATAGTTATTGCAACAAAAGGGACTGGCAATACATTTACAATAATTCAGCGTGGAGTTGGCGGGACTGCTGCTCGTGCCCACAGCTCTGGGTCTGTTGTAAGATTTGATATTTACGAATATGTTCCCTTCGGAGTCTTCTATGTTGATGAATGGCAGGGTTCTTCATCAAGCATGACAGTTAGTGCGAATCTAACAGATAGAAGTAAATTTGGTCAAGAAAAAATGTTGACAAAAGGTTTCTTATTGCAAGACTCAACAGTTGCAGAAGCCGTTGAGCATTTGCTATTAATGACCAACTTTCCAAAATCTGACATTCAGTATTTGTTAAATCCAGCAAAAACTTATAAGAAAAATAATGCTATTTTACATTACGGGTTTGATGAGAACAGTATAGATAGAGCTAATTCACAAAAGGTTGTATCAACCTCCTTAAGAGCCAGGCTTGTTCAAGTCCCAGAGGGTGACTTAAATTCAGTTCGTGATATAAAACTTGACGCTAACGATAGAGAGTTGAACACATATGAAAAAGCTCTAGATGTAAAAGCTTACATATCGCCATCGTTAACAACCACATCAGCGGCGATTTCTACAAGCAATTCTCTAGCCCTTGATTTTACCAGTGGGCAATTTACAAATAAAGATGGCGATGTTGTTAATGAATATTTTAATGGTGTGTTTGATGGGTATTATGTTCCATCTGCTACTGGAACATATTCTTTTGTAATTGGCATTAATAAAGGCGGATTCCGTGTTTATCTGAATAAGGTAAGAATCATTGACGAATGGAGAATTATTGATTCTGGGACTAGCTCGCAGGAATATTTTTTTTCTGATGAGTATGTCTTGACAGCTGGCAACCCATATGAATTAAGGATTGAGTTCTTTACAGAGCAATTTGTAAGCGGCGAACAATTTAAAATATCCTTAGGGAGGGAATACAATGGCACTCAAGATTCAATCTATGCAAGTGAATGTTACACAATGGTTGCTAGCGATAGGATTGGAAACAAGAATGATTATTCTTATTTGACTTTTGCATCAAATTCATGGACACAAACTGCGGGTGTTAACTTGATTGAAAGGTCGGCTAGAAGAAATGATGCTATCTATAGAGGCTCAGTTGCCATATCTCAGACAAGCGGCGTTGTGTCTGATAGCGCAAGCAAGAGCGTCTTGCTCGCTTCAAATTCTTACTTAAGAACGCCATATCACATATCTTATGATGTGTTTAACACATCATCAAATTCCTATACTGGTGAATTTAGTATTCAGATTTATGCAAAATTTCATAACGGATCTTTTTCTAGTGATGGCGAGTATATTAGTAATTGGAGTAATTCAACTTCTAATGCTGGTTTTGAATTTTTTAATAATTCATCATCTAATGGCTTTAAATTTAAAACAAGCACTGGAACGCAAACAATAAGTAGCAACTCTGCTCTTTCAAGTTCGGTGTATAATCATATTGCGGTTACATACAAGAGTAATTCTGTTAAATATTATATAAATGGCGCTTTAGCCAATACTGTTACTACATCTGGAACCCTTGTTGCTTTTACTGGAAAGAGCTTAACTTTTGGGGGTAGAGGTGCTGGGTTTACATCAGGTTCAGAAGTAGCGCCAGCAGCAATTAGAAGTTTCTTTATTGATGAATTTGCGGTGTTTAACAAATGCTTGTCCAGCCAGCAAATTACAAATGACTATATTGAAACACAAATGAAGGAAGCAAGAGTAATGCCTTTTATTTATGGTAACGATGCTTCGGTCCAGGAGATTATTGACAATATAAGCCTTGCTGATTTCGGAAGACTGTATGTAGACGAAAACAATAATGCTCGGTATGAGCATTTTAATAGATTCTTTGAGTCATCAATAGACCAGCATGCGAATGTGCAATATCAGCTTTCTGATTCTTCAAATATTATTGACGCAAGTTATAATGTTCAATTACAGGCTAACAAGATAGTTATAAAAGTAAATGGGGTTGCGAATAATTTAATTGAAAAACAAAGCCTATGGCGTGCTGAAGATCCAACAACTCTGGGAGTTACTAAGCTATCGTTGTCTATGGCGAATAACGATGTAAGTATGAATGTTTTATCAACTGATAATCCTTATTTTGCTAAATCTGGTTATCTAAAAATTGATAATGAGATTATTAAATATAGCAACACTACGAGTAACTCATTCTTAACACTAGAGAGGGCTCAATTTGATACATTTGCCGCATCTCATAATGCAAACACATTGGTGAGGGAAGTAAAGAACTATGACCTGTTGTTTGATAAAGCCCCAGCATTTAAGATAGAAAACCCTTTGATTACAAATATGTCCACTGTAAATCCAGCAATGATTGAGTTAGTTAAGTATAACCCAACTCCGTATGGCGCTAAGTTGATATTAGCAGCATCTAACAATACTACTAATGGAGATATTGTTTATGTTGAAGGTGAGAACCCATTGTCTGGGGAGAAACATTTTGCTGGTATTGCTGGTATCCCAGTGATTGTAACCGATAGGACTGGTGATGTTAAAGAACAGAAAGCTGTCCTTGATGATAATGTGAGAAGGTACGGCTTAAAAGAAATTGTTATAGAAAATGAATTCATTACAGACCTTTCACACGCACAGAGTTTGGCTGATTTTATTATCTCTAAAATGTCAGATCCAGTTCCAGTTCTTAATCTAAATATATTACCAATTCCAAAATTACAATTAGGTGATAGAATTAGAATATCTACGATGGATTCTTTTGATATAATCAATGGTGACTATTGGTTGATAAGCACTGATTTTGCATATGGACAAACCTTAACGCAATCAATTGTTATAAGGAAGGTTGTTTAATGTCTTTTAAAAAGGGGATTTCTGAAAACTCTATTATTTTCTTTCAAGGCGGTCATAACCATGACGGTGTATCTTCTGCGTTAATTGATACAAATAAATATTCTATATACGACTTTATAGTGGGGAAAACAGGAAGCTCCGCCAGGCAAGCTACGCAGCAAAGAAATTATGACAGTTTAAAAGGTGTTATATCTAGCATCATAACAACAGACATCCTCGGTCCATCTGGTGTGCGATTGGGACCGAACTCTGTTCAGTCTGTAAACATTTCCGCTGGTGCCGTAACAGCAAGTGAACTGGCAGCAAATATTGTATTAGTAAATAATATTATATCAAGTTCAAATTTTGATGGGACTGTAGCGGCTAATGGTGTTATTACAAGTCAAGGGACATCTGGGTGGGCTATAACTAGTGCTGGCTCTGCTGTCTTCTCAAACACTGCTATTAGAGGTACATTAACTGCTGGTGCTTTGTATATCAATGCAAACAATCAGTGGAATGCTAATGGTACGATAATTGTAGGAAACCCAGGTGATACCACTCCTGGATTCGCCTTTAGCCCGACTACGGGCTTGGCTGTAACAGGAAAAGTAACAGCGACATCGGGAAGAATTGCGTCTTTTGATGTTATAGGCTCTACTTTGTACACTGGAGATTCATTTGTTGGGTGGATATCACTTGGTCCAGTTGATGACGCAGCATATGGTGGAGTTCCTGCTGGAGAAATATTGGTGGCTACCAGAGCCCCTAGTGACAACCATGTTGTTTATGCCAGTATGAGGGGGGAGAAAATTCTCATTCAAGATGACGATGCTCCTACTCGTTTCACTGAAATCACTAGAGATGGCATCACGGCTTCTGGAACAATATCTGCAGATTCTTTCATCGCTCCTTCTGTTGTGTATCCATATTCAGCAAATCAGATTGCATTTTATTGGAGTGGTACTCAAATTTATGCAGTTATTGATGGGCAAACTCAGATATGTTTAACACATTGCGGTTCAGCCCCAGCTCCATCTGTTGAGGCTGTTACCCCAACTGTTGAGACCGTTGATCCAGTCAGCCCAGGTGGGGGGTGCCCAACTTGCCCAACGCATGTGGAGCCATGTTGCGCTCCAGCGCAATGCTGGTATGATGAAGTCAAGCTTGGTCATTTCTGTGCATAATGTTGTGACTGGAATCCAGCCAACTGCTATGGTATGATAAAATAATATTCAGAATGGAGATTCAATAATGAGTGATGCGAATGAAAGAACAGTCTGGGAGCCAAAAGTCCCCACTCTGCCAGAAGGCGGTTTTCAGAGCTGGTTGAATTGGGAAACCAAATTTGGAGAATACGGCGATCCAGGTTATGAAAGAATGACATTTCCAATTACATCCGTCAGTGCTTTCGGCAATAATGACCCTTTTGATTTAATTTGGACACTATACCGAGGTGAAGATGGATTGCTTCTTGCTGTTCATGCATCATATTACGATGCCGAGGGGCTTAGGCACCCTTTTATATTTATAGTACATCCAGACCACAGGGGTAAGGGGATTGCATCAAAAATTGCTCGTGATTTAGAGGATGAATTTATTGCAAACGAAGCTCATAGATATGGGATGTCACCTGCTGAATTTGCTGCACTGTCAAGAGCTGAATTGGCAGCGTTGGTTGTTCCAGATATGTACAAAGATGTAGAAACTAATCCATCTGGAGCTGGTTTTCTTAATAAGCTTGTTGACAAGTTTTACAATGTTGAAAGAGAATCATAACTATGACACCGTATCAAGAATGGAAGAAAAGCCTAGGTGATACTCGCCCTTGGGATGTTGTGAATCCTAATTCAGAAAAAGCTTCTGATGATCTAGCAGCTCAAAGAATTGCTGTATGTCAAACATGCCCAAGTTTATTAAAAATAACTACTCAATGTAAAGAGTGCGGTTGCTTTATGAAACTCAAAACTAAATTGCAAAATGCGACATGTCCACTTGCCAAGTGGTGATATGTCAAAAAAACTTGCCCCTGGGATTCATGTCTATAATTTTCAAGAGATGTCTGATTGCTATGAAGTTATAAATACAAACATCAAAAATTTTTTTGGATATGGGAAAGTTGTTTCTAGCAACAAAAACCCGTATATGGATTTGAATTCAAGAAAAGTGAAAGTTTATCCTATGGGTAAAGCTTCGTCATGTCATGAGGATGACCCAATAAATGTGTTTAAAAGAAATATTGAAAAATCAACTACTGTTGCGATAGAGGATTATAGGGGGATTCACTCCTTAGATAAGCTAGAGAAAAAACATGACTGGGAAATCCTCAAATATGATGCTGGTGATTTTTTTAAAACACATATGGATGACTGTGCGGCTCACTCTAGAACCGTTTCAGCTGTTGTCTATTTCAATGAAGACTACGAAGGGGGAGAAATTGAGTTCCCAAATTTTGATGTATTCTATAAGCCAAAATCTGGCGATGTGTTAGTTTTCCCATCAATTTTCACCTATATTCATAATGTAAGAGAAATAACATCGGGAACAAGATATGCGGCAGTTAACTGGTTTTCTTATGCAAAACGCAGTATTTGAGGTATAATAGGTAAATGGCTTACGAAAATTACTCCTTTGTCTCCTGGACAGACGCAACACCGCTCTCGTCAGACAGGATGGCGCAAATGTCTATGAACATAGAGCAAGTGCGTGATTATAACGACTCAAAACCAGCTGGCATACTTGAATTTGCAGAGCTAACAACAAATAATGTTGTATCAAATGTTGGTAGCAACGCTACTTCAATTATTGCACTTACAAACCCAGCGGGTGGTTCTGATCAAAGAGTAACTATTAATGAAAATCGTTACTATAAAGTAACAGTAGTATTTCCAGGGTTTACTGTATACAGCAAGGGCGCAGAAGATGCCGTGTTGACTCTGCAGGTATGGAAGGATGTGCAGTCAGGGTATGGTGCTACTACGCCTATTCAGGAATGGGTTTTTTCGCAATCTGCGCACATCTTCCATAACACAGCCAGTAATGCAAACATTGCAGCCAGCGGTCAAACATTTAAAGCAGATTACGGCAGATTAGCTGCTGGCACTTATAGCATATTCATGGAAAGCGCTGGTGGATTGAATGCTGAGTCATTCTCTGCATCAGTTAAGAGAACATTCGGCACATCGGGTAGCACCAATGCTCCTCAAATATCGGTTAACCCAACAGCTACGGAGAAGTTGCAATTGATTGTTGAAGATGTTGGCGCAAGCATCTAGTTATGAGAGAGCTGGCATCTAAAAGAAAAGATGTAGAGTGGGCAATTAGAAGCGTTTCTGGTGAACATAACCCTAATTACGGCGGTGGAAAGTATATTGACGATAAGGGGTATATAAGAATTCTTAATCAAGACCATCCATATAATATTAAAGGTTATGTCTACGAGCATAGAACTGTTTTTGAGGCGTATCTGGGTAGACATTTGCAACCTTGGGAGACAGTGCATCACATCAATGAAATAAAAGTTGATAATCGTGTGAGCAATTTGTACTTGTGCACAGTGCCAGAACATAGCGCTGTCCATAGGGAAGGCAAGAAACCAAGTGATAGCCATCGTGAAAAAATGCGTGAGAACATGAATAAGCGCAATCAAGAAACACGAGAAAAAAAGAAGAAACAAACTCTAAGATAAACGATTTTTACACAAATCCCGTCAGATTTGGTGTACAATTAACCTTATGAAAATATGCGAAGCAAAAGGTTGCGACCAAGAGTTTGAACCAAATACAGCAAATCACAAATATGCAGACAAAGACTGTCGTAAGTCAATAGACAGTACTGGCATCTGCAAATATAGACGACAGAAAGGTTTATTTGAAGTGCCAAAAGATCCAATCACTGGTGAACAACCAGTTTCAGACCCAGAGTTGAGAGTTTCATTTACGAGACTTCAGCAGGAATATAACAAGCTAAAGACGAAGAGCGATGATTTGGCTAGTGCAGTTTATCAGGCTGTAAGAGATGACATGGCTGACAATAAGTACAAGCCAGTCCCAAAGCCAGTTCTTAGTAAGAAAAAGAACGGAGAAGAAGTAGCCGTTGCGGTCATTGCCGACTGGCAACTTGCTAAAATCACTCCCGATTACAATTCACAAGTGTGTGAAGAAAGAATCTACAAGTTTGCTGAGAAGATTATCAATCTTACTGAAATCCAAAGACAAGATCACCCAGTTCGTGAGCTTAGAATTTGGGCTCTAGGGGATATTATTGAAGGCGAATTGATCTTCCCAGGTCAATCGTTCCTAGTTGATGGTGGTCTGTACAGACAGATCACAGTTGATGGTCCAAGAATTCTTAAGAACTTTATTAACATCATGCTTGAAAACTTTGAAAAAGTTACATTTGTTGGTGTGATTGGTAATCATGGTTCAATTGGCGGTAGGGCGAGAAGAGATCACGACCCTGAGACCAACGGTGACAGAATGCTTTATCGCATTGCTCAGTTGATGTTTGAAAATGAAAAGAGAATTGAATTTAAGATTCCTGATGGTCGTGGTGAGCGTCATTGGTACGCAATTGACAAGATTGGGAATTACAAAGCAATGCTCTGTCACGGCGATCAATTCGGTAGCTTGTCTTCATTCTACTCTTTCCAAAAGAAAGCGTATGGCTGGAAGATTGGTGCATTGAGTGAGGATTTTGATGATATCTACATTGGTCATTTCCATACACCAACTAAGATGACATTCAATACTGTCCAATTAAGAATCTCTGGTAGCCCCGAATCTGTAAACACATATGCCGCTGAGGTGCTAGCCGCAGTTGGCAGACCGTCACAATCACTTTATTTTGTTCACCCAGAGAAAGGAATGGTAACAGCGGAGTATAACTGCTGGTTAGACTGATATGGCTAAAGCAACAGGGTTCTATTGCAGAAATTGCACTGGAAGAATGTTTACAGGGCAACAGTACTATGCATTTCAAAAGAATTATATTGATTTGACATGTGTAAAATGCTCAACATCAATAGATGTTGAAGTAAGGAAGATAAACAAAATACTTGGTGCTTTAGGTTTTAAAAAGCTGGAGGAACGGTATGAACTTGCAGACCAAAATAGTCATAAATAAGTTTTATAAATATTCAAACACCATTGTTAAGGTTAAGAAAATTACAAAAAATCTTAATAAGATTTTAGTAACTGATTTAACAAGTAAACAAGAAATGGCTATGCCCTTTGAGGGGGCTGAGTTGATTATGCATAGAATTTATACAATTGGCGAGGTCGCAAAGATTGTTGAGAAAAGATCAGATACTATTCGTAAATATGAGAAAAAAGGTCTGATCCCCAGCGGTAAAAAATTTAGTGAATCTTGTGAAAGTTATAAAAATTGGCGGTATTATGATAGAGAGGATGTTTACAACATGGTATCATTCTTTAATAACAGAACACCAGGGAGACCTGTGTCTGATAAGAACATAAATGTACAAGCAAAAGTTATTAGAATATCCGAAAAAATAAAGATAGGAAAAAGGTAATATGACAACACCATTAAACGAAAATCAAGTTGAGCTGTGGGCTTCAGTAGGCATCACAAAGAACTTGGGTAACTACGAATCACTTCGTCTTGACGCTGGCGCAAGAGTAATTGCTTCCAGTATTGATGATGAAAAGTCTTGGAGTAAGTTGTGGGATTCAATTGACTCACAAATTGAAGCGAAGCTCCAAGAGCTTGACGCAGAGAAGTAATTGGTAAATTGGAGAAAAAAAGCACTTTGCGCTGAAGATAATAACAGCATTTATTGGTTTTCGTATAAACACGAAGATGTCCAGTATGCAAAAAACATTTGTCAATCATGTGAGGTCAGAAAAGAATGTCTGATCAATGCATGGGGTGAAGAAGTTATATACGGCGTTAACGGTGGTTACTCCGAATTTGATATACTATTAGCAACTTGGAAGAAAGCTAAAAAAGAAAATGATAGCAACTGGAACAGAACTGATAGAACACTTCAAAAATTACTGCGCAAAGCAGAATAAGCTGTTCATCCCCGACTCTCCACGGCAAGAGGCAGTCGCAGACTCTCTTGTTAGTTTCTATAAGAATGACAACCTTAGACTTGGGCTGGAAAGCTTTGTAAGAAGCAGACCAGGACCATTTTTAGTTTTTGATTTTGCAATAGAATCTAGATCGTTTGTAGAGAAAGCTCAGCTTGATAAGAAATCAACTGATAAATTTAAATCCATAGTGGAAGAAACTAAGAAGAGAATGGAGACAGAGTGAATTACGAAGTAAGACTTCTAAATTCTATCGTTGATACCCAAGACTATGTAACCGCTGTAAATAGCGGTGTTGAGAATGTATTTTTGGAGTATAGAGATGTTTGGAATTTCATAGTTTCTCACTACGAAACGCATAGTAAAGTTCCGTCAAAGGAAACAGTAAAACAGCACCATCAGGATTTTGAATTTATCTCAACACCTGAACCGTTGGCTTACTATGTTGATGAAGCAAAGAAGGAATCTCTGTCCTACCAGACTAGAGGGATTGTTGCGAAAGCGCATGGGTTGATTAACGAGTCTGGTCCGAAAGAGGCACTGTCATTTTTGATGGAAGAGACTTCAAAGCTTTATAAGTTTTCATCAAACTTAAAAGACACCGATCTTGCTGGGGAATGGAAAGACCGAGTTAGGGATTTGAAAGCTAGGTCTCTCAATCCTAAAGCAATTGCTGGCATTCCTAGCGGTATTGATGTTATTGACAAGGTGTTCGGTGGTTGGCAATCGGGTGACTTTATCGTTCTACTCGGTTGGACTGGCGTTGGTAAATCATTCATCGCAAGACTATTTGCTGTTAATGCGTGGAAAGCTGGCTATAGACCGTTGATCATTTCTTTGGAAATGAATAAGCAACAAGAAGGTCAAAGACTAGACACATTGTTGAATAATGGCGAAGGTCATTTCACCAACACGGACTTGATCAAAGCAAACCCAGGAATTGTTGATGGTTACGAAAAGTGGGCACAGGCTACTTTTGAAGGTAAGCACGCTATTCATCTTGTTACATCAGAAGGGCTTGAAACAGCAGATCAAAACATGGTGCAAGCAAAGATTGATCAGTACCATCCCGACATGGTTATTCTTGATTATCACAGTTTGTTTGATGATTCAAGCGGTGCC